TACTGATCCTAAGCAGACTATTAATAGGAGAGGTTCTTTCTTTGATATTAATCAAGGTATCAAAACAATCTATATTGAAGTTGATAATAACTATGCAACACGTGTAGCAGGTCTTACTGGTGCTAATTTTAGAACTAGTGCTGATGGGATTCCAACTCTTTGGTATATTCAATCACGTGGAACTACTATCATAGCAAATAGTTTTGAAGTTCTATCTTATTCTAGAGTTCCTAGAATTGAATCTAATCCAGATGACACAGTTACATTCCTAGAGATTACTGTAACTGCACAGAAAGATCTTCTAGATGATTTTCTTATTGAGTATGATGATACTGATCCTAATAAGTTTAGATTCATCTATATGAATGAGAACGATGCTGAAACACCTGGATCCGTTCCTTTCGGAAAAATTATTGATTACAATGAAACAATTACTCCTGTTATTGGATTAGCAAAACCAAGTAACTATACTCTATTAGATAGAGGAATTGGATTTAATTCTGATACTGATATTATTATATCTAAAGGTAGATTATCTAATGGTGATGCAACATATAATAGTACATTTGGATTTTCTTATTTTGATCCTAACTTCTTTACTAAGATACAATTAGATGATAAGATTTTAGTTTCTGGTAGTTTTACTCCAGGACAGTATATTAGAGGTCTTAGCAGTGGTGCATATGGTGTAGTAGAAGGAACATCTACAGGATCATATACTTCAAATAAAACCTTGATGATCAAAGGATTGTTTGGTGTATTCAAGAGTGGTGAAGTTATTGCTGATGAAGCAGGTAATACTTTAAGGATTGCAAAAGACAATACTATATCTCATTTTGTTGTTACTAATAGAGGAGCAAATCATTCTTCTACAGCAACAATTAGAATTGATGGAGTTGAATATGATAACTCTAAGATACTTGTTAATGTCAGTGGAGATCAGTTAGTTTATAGTGTAGGCATTATAGACAGAGATGCTGCTGGAGTTGAATACTCACAACCACCTCTAGTCGAGATTGTTGATGCTGGTGCTTCATCACAAGCAGTTGTTGTTCCAGTTCTAGTAAGAAATGCTGTTACAACATACACACCACAGAATGTTAAGTCATTCTACTCTCAATTTGGATCTGGTAATTCTAATATATTCACAGCAGATATTGAGATTAACAAAGAGAAGTATTCTGAGGTTGTTTCAGTAACTGATTTTACTTTCAGTGGAAACAAAGGAAGAAAGTATATTGAGTGTACAGGATTTGGTGGAGATGCAACAACATTTGTTATTCATGGAGATTTGGTTCAGTTTACAGATGATACTGGAAATCTTGTAAGAGGTGTTGTACAACAATCAACAGAACCTGCTGGTGTATACAAATCAAGAATTTACTTAGATAGGTCACTACCTAATACTGTTACTAATGCTAGTGTTGTTAGAGTAAGACCATCTATTGATAACTTTAATCAAGGAACTCTTCTTTATAAAACTGGTTCCAATCAAATAAGTTCTATTGTTGCTACTTCTGATGATTCCAAGATTACCTACTATCTCAGGAGAGATTTTATATCTACTGGTTCTGGTGGTGCTGGTTCTATTACTTTTGCTGCTCAACTCCCATTTGGAACTCAAAGATTTGTATCATTTAGTGAAAGCAACTTCCTAATCACAGTACTTGATGCAGGAGATGCTCCTGATGTTGCTGCTGGTGATGTAGTTTATATCACTTCAGATCAGGTTGAGATAAAGGCATCTACTGATGCTGCTAGTGGTTTAACTTCTGGTAGTGTTAAGTTGAATCTACCTTCAAATTATTTTGGATCTACATCATATACAACATATCCTACATTAAAACTAACTGCTACTTTAGAAGTTACTAAAGCAAAACCAAGACTCAAGACAGCAAACTTAAACAAGAGAATTATTGTTGAGTCTGCTGGTGACAAAATTGTACCTTTTAGAGGTAGAGATTATGATACAGAGTCTTTAGATGTATTCAGTTATGCAGATGCATTTAACTTGAGATATGTTTATGAAGGATCTAGTTCAACACCTCCTGTAGTTGATAAGTCAGGTAACTTGGTTACTGGTACTGATGTTACTAATAGGTTTACATTTGACGATGGTCAAAGAGACACAATATATGATATCTCTAGACTTGTCATTAAACCTGGTTTTGAAGCACCTGTAGGACAGTTAGTAGTTGCTTTTGATTACTTTGATCATACTTCTGGTGATTTCATTACTGTTGATTCATACTTACATGAAGCTGGTGTAGGACCAGAAGAAATTCCTTCATTCAATTCACCTGTATTAGGTAAGGTATCTCTTAAAGATGTTTTAGATTTTAGACCTAAAGTTGATAACGATGCTATTATTGGTGGATTTCAGAATACATCATTACTATCTTCACCTAATAGTAGATCATTCACTGGAACTGGTGGTATTGTTTCTAGTACTCCTGCTCCTGATTCAAATCTCGAATATACATTCTCATTCACACAGACACAATACCTTGATAGGATTGATGGATTGTTCTTGAATAAGAAAGGTCAGTTTATTGTTAAGGAAGGTAATTCTTCACTCAACCCATCTAAACCAGATGTTATTAGTGATGCTATTGCATTGTACTATATGTACATACCTGCTTTCACACAATCAGGTAAGGATGTAAGGATTACTCCAGTCGATAACCGTCGTTACACAATGCGTGACATTGGTAAGTTGGAGAAACGTATTGAGAGACTAGAATATTACACTACGTTAAGTATTCTTGAGCAACAAGCTCTTAATATGCAGATTACAGATGCTGCTGGTGTCAATCGCTTTAAGAGTGGTTTCATTGTAGACAATTTTGAGACTCATAGGATTGGATCCCTAAAATCAATAGACTATAAATGTTCTATTGATACACAACAGTCTGTATTACGTTCTCAAGCAAAAGAAGATTCTATCGAATTAATTGAAGTTAATAATAGAGATGATCAAAGATCTGTTTCTGGTTATCAGAAGACTGGTGATATAGTTACTCTTCCATACACAGAATTAGAATTACTAGGAAATAACTTTGCTACTAAGACAGTTAATCCCAACCCATTTGTTGTTCTTCAATATGTTGGTGATTCATTTATTGGTCCTAGTGTAGATTCTTGGTATGACAATAGTGTAGAACCTTTAGTAACAGATAATAATACTAATCTATACTCTATATTCCTTGCTAAGGAAAATTTAAAGGAAGCATTCTCAAGTCTTTATAATTCATATAAAGTTAATTGGTTAGGTGCTAACCAAGCATTCTATAACATTGGATCATTTGCAGAAGTTAATTCTAATATTGCAGATTCTAATGTTGCTACTGCTGCTGTAGGAACATCTTCTAATATTAGTCCACAGAACAATGAAGTTGGTAAGGGACTAGTAACTAAGGGTGTAGGATCCAACGTTGTTGTTACATCACTATCATACTTTGCTAGAAGTATCCCTGTTAAGTTTAAAATTAATAGATTAAAACCAAATACAAAGGTCTATGTCTTTATGGAAGGCAGAGATATTGCTAGATGGGTAAATCCTGACCTTAAGTATACTGGTATTGCTGCTAACTCACTGTCAGCATTTAATGGTTCTATCACTACAGATAATAATGGTAATGCAAGTGGTGTTATCCTTGTTCCTGCTGGTGTTCCACCTAGAGAAAATGCTGTATGGACTGGAAATGTTGACACTGTATCATATGATACAGATGCTGATGAATTGAGATTTAGTACAGGTGTTAAGACAATCAGATTTACATCTAGTTCGACTGATGTTGATACAAAGGATGTAGAAACATTTGCTGAAGTTAAGTTCTATGCTACAGGTATAGTTCCAGAGAATCCTTCTTCGATTATATCTACAAGACCTGCATTCTTTAAAGCGAATGAAGGTACACAGATTATTGATAGTAATACTGAAAACCCAGTAAGACCTAACCCATTTGCTCAGACATTTAAAGTTGATGGATTTGATGGTGGTGTATTTACTACAAGTTTAGATCTATTCTTTAATAAGAAGAGTGAAAATATTCCATTGAGAGTTTATCTAACTGATGTTGTTAGTGGAAAACCAGGCAAGAATATTATTCCTGGTACTCAGAAAGTATTAACACCAGAAACATTCTTAAAAGTAGTCTCAAGTGATACACTTAATATTACAAAAGGTGAAAGTATAACTGGATCTAAATCCAATGCTTCTGGTCCTATCAGTAAAGTTATTGATAAAAATAATATTGAGATTGTTGCTAGTACAACAGGTAATTATACATTAACAAATGACCAAGTATATACAATTGTATTAGACAATAACAACGGTAAGAGTTTTGTTCAAGATGAACTATTAACTGTTGCATCTATCACACAAGCTAATAATGCTAACAATACACAATTCACACTTACCATTGCTAAGGATTCTGGTCGTGTAACTAGTTTGAATGTTTCTAGTATAGGTAGTGGTTACGAATCTGCAATCATTACAATAGAAAGTCCTCAACTTCCTGGTGGTGGTAATGCTACTGCTACAGTTAGGGTTTCTCAAGGTCTTGTATATGATGCAGAGATATCTCTTTCTGGTTCAGGATATACAGAACCACCATCAATTGTTCTTAGAGGAACAGGATCTGGTAATGCTGGTGCTGTAATAGAATCTGAAATTACTATTGATACTCCAGCAGTAAGAATGGGTATTGCTATTGATGTTGAAGGAGAGACACAATCAATCACTCCTACCAAGTTTAACTTCGATTTCCCTGTATACCTTGAAAATGATACCGAGTATGCTCTTGCTATAGAGACAGATTCTATTGACTATGAAATGTGGGCATCTAAACTTGGTGATACTGAAATTGCTACTAGTCAAATTGTAACAACGCAACCTGCTTTAGGATCTCTGTTTAAGTCTCAAAATATAAACTCTTGGACAGAGGATCTATTTGAAGATATTAAGTTTGTCTTGAATCGTGCAGACTTTGATATTAGTAGAACTGCAAGTCTTGTACTATCCAATGATAATCTAGGGTTTGAACCATTAGATCACGATCCTATTGAAACTAATGCAGAAGCAAATACTACTGCTACATCAACGTTGTTTAAGAATAATAACTATATTGTTAAGGTCAATCATAGAGATAATGGTTTCGACCTTAATAAGTCATGGGTTTACTTCAAGAATGCAGTTGATGTTGGTGGTGTAACTGCTTCCTCTTTAAATAGCAATCTTTATAAGGTTTCTAATACTGGTGTTGATTACTACAACATCACTGGAACTACTAGAGCGTCTGGTAATTCCTTCGGTGGTGGTACAAGTGTACTAGCAACATATAATAGAAAGTTTGAAAAATTATATGCTTCTATATCCAATCTAACCTTTAGTCAGACTAAGATTAATAGTTTTGTTAAAACAACCAATGTTTCACCAATAGATGATAATGTTGGAACCTTTACATCATATTCTCAGACTGATTATGAAAAAACATTCTTAAATGAAGATTTCTATTTCATCAATCAAAAGATTGTTGCTTCTAAGATTAATGAAACTGCTAATGGTATCAATAATTCATTACTATACAAATTAGACTTATCATCTACTGTGTCTCATTTGAGTCCAGTTATTGATCTTGCTAGAGCATCTGTTAAAACTATTAGTAACCGTGTTGAATCTTCTTCAGGTTCAGAGGAACGTTATGGTAGAAGGAATCAGATTGTATCCTTCTTACCTGTATATTCATTCACTGCATCTGGTCTTCAAGGTGCTGAAGTAATTAATAATAATCAAACTCTTGTTGGTGTTACTTCAAAAGCAGAAGGTACTATTGTTAAAGTTGATGGAAGCACAGTATATGTAAAAGTAACTACGGTTAATACTTTTGTTGCTGGTGAAACACTAACATTTAGTGGTCAGTCATTTACTGGAACTATTACTGTTGGAACAACTGGTCTTATTAAATTTGCATTTGATATTCCAAATACTACAACACCACCAACATTTGTGACTGCAAGAAATCCTTCTGTTGTTGCCCAAACATATGACAATAAGATATCTGGTAGGATACTTTTATGGAATAGTAAATCTGGTGAATTAACTACTGTTAATGATAAACAACCAATCAATGATGATTACAATGGAAGACTTATTGATAATAGTAGTTTTGATAGAAATGCTAATGTAGATGATCAGTTGAATGATATCTTTAGAGTTGGGGATTTGATTTCATATCCAAATCAACCAGTAGATGAAGCAAGTTTCATTGAAATTGCAGCAGTATCATATTCAGATGGTATTGATTTTATTTCTGAGACACAATCTAAGAATAGTTCTGGAATTGCTAAGTATGTAACTAAAGAAATTTCTATTGAAAATCCTGCTACATCTATTGATGTAAAACTTACTGCTAATGTAACTGATACTAAGAATTTACAGATCCTTTATAAACTTAAGAAGTCTTCTTCACAGGAAAACTTTGAGGATATTGAATGGATTTATTTCAACACATCAGGTGAACCTGATGTAGATACTATTGCTTCTTCTGAAAATGCTATCAGTGGTATTACAGAGAAACAGTCTTCATATCAGGAACTATCTTACAGCATAGAGAATCTACCAGAATTCTCATCCTATGCAGTTAAGATTGTCATGAAGTCTACAAACCCTGCATTTGTTCCTAAGATTCAGGATATGAGGGCAGTGGCATCATACTAATGAACAACCTAAAGGTTAAAGACCAAGACCATTTATATCGTGATGTAAATACAGGTGCAATAATAAATACCGATAGGTCGTCATTTGCCAAATATAAGGCATCCAGAAACAAGCAACGGAGTATGGAATATGAATTGGATAATGTTAAAAGTGAACTTAGTGAACTCAAGACCCTAATAAAACAATTGATAGAACACAATGGCACAAGTCATAGTAAATAAGTCTGATACCTTCGAGGTACAAAGGCAGAAGATTAATGAAATAGGTTTAGACCTTCATACTTTTAATAGTAGTCAGATTATTCTGAATGCGTCTTATATTACTTTGATTGATTTAAGTGTCACTGTCAATTCTGCTGGTGGTGCAGGTAATTTAACATACGATAACACTACTGGTGCGATAGCATATACACCACCAGATTTAAGTAATTTTATCACCTCAATTGGTGATGCTATTCAGGACGCAGACTTCACTAGTGCTGGTCTGATGGTAACAGATGGTTCTGGTAACTATAGTGTAGTAACAGATAACTCTGCGACTTGGGTTACTTTACAAGGTTTACAGGTAACTAATAATACTCCTAGTGCTGGTGGTTCAAGTTTAAGTTATAATAACACCACTGGTGTATTTGGATTTACACCACAGGATGTCAGTACTTTTATAACACTATCAGATATTTCTGTCACTTCATTATCTGCGAGTGGTAATGGTTCATTAACGTATGATAATAGTACAGGTGTACTATCGTTTACTCCTTTAGATATTAATTCATTTAACAGTATTACTGTTGGTGGTAATGGATCTACTGGTGGTGTAACTATTTCTGATGGTAGTGTTGCTATAAGAACTGGTACTGGAAATGTAGCAGCAATTGATTTATATTGTGAGGTTAATAACGCACACAAAGTAAGTATAAAAGCACCAGCACATTCAGCGTTTAGTGGCAATCATGAGTTTGTTCTTCCCCCAGACGAAGGGACGAATGGACAGGTCTTGCAGACTGATGGAAATGGTGTTACCACATGGGTAGATCAAACTGGTGGATCTACACCTACATTAGCAGCAGTAACTGCTGCTGGTAATACAACTACTGATGATATAACAGCAGGTAGTTTAATATGTTCTGATACTGGACAGTTTTCAATCGGAACATCACAATTTGCAACACTTGGATATAATGCTGCTGGTTCAAAAGTTATATACAACGGAAATAATAGTGACTTAGATATAGTTGCAGATCAACTTGATTATTATTCTGGTGCAACTCTAAAAGCTACTCTTAGTACCACTGGATTAAATGTTGTTGGATCTGTTACTGGTACTAGTTTTGTCAAGACAGGTGGAACAGCATCTCAATTCTTAAAAGCAGATGGTACTGTTGATACTAGTACATATCTAACTGGAATAGACATTGAGGATATTAGCAATGTTAATATCACTTCTATACAGACTAATCAAATTTTAAAATGGGATGGTACAGAGTGGGTTAATGCTCTTGATAGTGGTGGATCTGGTGGTGGTATTGCACTAGGAGACCTTACTGTAGGTACTGAAGGAACACCTTCTGGTAATGGCGGATTATCATACAATAATTTAACTGGTCAGTTTACATTTACTCCAGCAGCAGATAATACTCTTGTATTCAACCATGCTAATGCAACTACATCTCAAATAGTCTATACAAATAATGGTGCTGGTAATGCACAGACATTAAATCTTGTAGCTGGTACTGGAATCACCTTTGGACAAGGTGGCGGTACTGGAGCACTTACCATTACTGGTACTAGTGGAATTGCATTAACAGATCTTTCTATAGGTACTGAAGGATCTGCTTCTGGCGATGGAGCAATTGCTTACAACGATACTACAGGTGAATTTTCATACACTCCACCAGATCTAAGTGGTTATCTAACTGGATATACCGAAACAGATACACTTGATGATGTAGCTGGAAGAGGTGCTACTACAGATAAAAACATCACCCTAACTGGAACTGCTAGTTTTCCTGGTAGATTTGATGTACAGAATAATGGAAACTATGCTATTAGTTTAAATGCTACTTCTGGTGTTGGAATTAATACTAATGATGGTGTTGGACTTTATATTGGTAACCTCGCTACTAACGTATGGAGAGCATCTATTAGTGGATCTACTGGTGATATAACTGGTAACAAATTTGTCAAGACAAGTGGAACATCATCTCAATTCTTAAAGGCAGATGGTTCTGTTGATAGTAATACATATCTAACTTCAATAAGTCTTGCTAGTTCAAATATTAATGATCTTGCTGATGTTAATGCTGGAACTCCTACTGATGGACATGTATTGAAGTGGGATGCTGGTTCATCTAAATGGATTGCTGCTGCTGACCAAACTGCAACAGGTGGTGCTGGTATATCATTAACAGATCTTTCTGTAACAACCAACTCAGCAGGTACAGCAGCATTATCATATAATAATGGTACTGGTGTATTCTCATATACTCCACCAGATCTTTCTGCTGTAAGTACAGACCTAACAGCATTCTCTGTTGGTTCTAACGCTAGTGCTTCAGGTGGTGGTGGACTTGCATACAACAATACAAGTGGTGCATTCACATACACTCCTCCAGATCTCAGTAGTTACATAACTGGTCTTTCTGTAAATGAACTTTCTGATGTAACTATTTCTAGTCCTCAAAATGGACATGTATTAAAATACAACGGTACATCTTGGGAAAATGGTCCTGATGAAACTGGTAGTGGTAATGCTGATAACATAGCAGAAAACAATACCAAAGTAGAAACAATTGATACTGGTGGTGGTACAGGAAAAATTACTTTTGATATAGAAGGTACAGAAGCAGTTCAGATTGATGCAAATCGTCAAATATTAATTGCTGGTACTCAGTCTGGAAACAATGTAGCAAAAATCTTTAATGATACTGATGGTGCTGGAACTGGTGTACTTGGAATCTATGCTTCATCAAATAATGCTAACCCAAGAGATGTAAGAATCTATAGTGGTGGTGGTACAGCGAACGAAATATTCCGTGCAGGTAAATCAGGTCAACTTGGTGTTGCTGGTGATGTAGGATCTACTGGTCAGGTACTAACCAGTGGTGGTCCTAATGCTGCTGCTACATGGGAGAATCAGGTTACTCCTGGTATACAATTAACTGCTTTATCTGTCACTCAAAATTCAGCAGGAACCGCAGGACTGTCTTATAACAATGTTTCTGGTGTATTCTCATATACTCCTCCTAACATTAGTAGTTTCATAACATTAGGAGGTCTATCAGTAGGATCACCTCAGACTGCATCTGGTGATGGTTCTATTTCTTATAACAGTGTTAACGGTGTATTCTCATACACTCCACCAGATCTAAGTGCTCATCTAACAACATCATCTGTTATTGGAAATTTAGCAGACGTTGTTATAAGTGGATCACCTCAATCTGGTCAAGTACTTAAGTGGGATAACGGTACAAGTAAGTGGACTAACCAAGCAGATTCTTCTGGTGGTTCCACACTTACAACAGAACAGGTACAAGACATTGTTGGAGCAATGTTCTCTGGTAATACTGAGACAAGAATTGCAGCAACATATCAAGATGGAGACGGAACCATTGATTTAGTTGTCGATGATATGACAGCTAATACTCAACCACTAACAACTGAGCAAGTTCAGGACATTGTTGGTGGAATGTTTAGTGGTAATACTGAAACAAGAATTGCTGCAACATATCAAGATGCTGATGGAACCATTGATTTAGTTGTTGATGATCAATCTGGCAGTGGTGGTGCTAGTATCATTGCTGATTTAACAGACGTTGTTATTAGTGGTTCTCCAGCAGACGATCAAGTTCTTGCTTGGGACAATAGTTCTAGTAAGTGGACTAATCAAACACCAGGTGGAGGAATCCCTGCTGGAGGTATTATAATGTGGTCTGGTAGTGTTGCTAACATTCCTTCTGGATGGTATCTATGTAATGGATCATATGGAACTCCTGATCTAAGAGATAGGTTCGTTATTGGTGCTGGTAGTAGTTACAATCCAGGTGCTTCAGGTGGTGCTACAAGTGTAACGCTTTCGACTTCAAACATGCCGTCGCATAGTCACACTGGTGCTAGTCACAGTCATACTATTGGTAGTCACAGTCACACTGTTTCGAGTCACAGTCATACTATTGGTAGTCACACTCACACCTTTAGTTCATTGGTAAATGGTTATACATCAATCCAAAGTGATAACCACTATCATACTGCAAATACAGGGTCAGGTGGAGCACACACTCACACCTATAGTAGATTGAATTCACAAACATCATATACTCGTGGTATTCCGATTGGTAGTGGTGGTGCTGCTGGTAGTAGTTTCGGTACGTTTACAACAGATTCAGCTGGAGCACATACTCACTACGTCGAGACTGGAGGAGTCAGTGACAACCACGACCATACTTTAAATGCAACTGTTAATGGAACTACTGGTGCTAGTAGCGGAAGCACAAGTAGCGAAAATCCAGGAACAAGTTCTAATGGTAGTGGTAACACAGGTTCTGGTGGATCTGGAAATACTGGAAGTGCTGGAAGTGGAAGTGCAGTAAGCACCATGCCTCCATACTATGCACTTTGCTTTATTATGAAAACTTGATGAAACATAAAAGTAGAATATACCCCTTTTTAGATCTAGATATATCATACCAATTTACAAAGACTATTCATTGTAATACATCTGAACATGTATCAATGATAGTCGAAAAATTGGATAGGATAAAGGAAGATAATTTTGGAAAAATAAGAATACCTGAATTTGATTACAAGGTATCAGATCGCACTATCATTCAAACGGTTGAATATATCAAGGGAAGAAAATGTGGAATGACAGTAAACAAATATAGAGATACCATCTATAATGAGTTAGTTGAAAAGGATAGAGAGTGGACTTTTTGTGATTTTAATTATGACAATTTCATTGTATTAGAAAAAGAAGACCTGATATATGCTATTGATTTTCAGTCCTATAGTTATATACCGAGCAAAATTAAACGGAAAGAATTATGGAGAGAGGACTTAGAAACTAACAATCTGGTACTGGAATATATAACTAGGGAACTACCGTTCCGTCAAAATTGATACAGTAATTTATTATGGATGTAGAATCCGTTAATTTTGAAGATCTCTATGCTACACCAATCTTCTTTACAATCCTTGAGCATAAAGAAATTAATAAACAGATTGATGATATCATAGATGATGTAGACTTTAATACAAAAGAAGGTTGGTCACCTACACATTATTTGTCAACAGATTTCAAACCTGATAGTGATTGTAATGTAATAGGGAAATATAATTTAACTGCATTACAAGAACAGATAGACAAATATCTAATAGAATATCTTAAAATACTCTCGTATGGTCCAGTAGATGACTGGTCTCTTGGTGGTGAGAACTATCAGATGGAGTCATGGTTTTCTTTATTTAAAAAAGGGAACTATGCTCATATCCATAGTCATGGTTCTGCTGACTTGTCTGGTGTTTACTATTATAAGACTAATAGTAAAGATGGTGATATATTTTTCGAACCACCATTTCCACAGATGAAACAATCAAAAGTATTCTATCAGCATTCATCAGCATGGGATCATATACCAGATCCAGGAAAACTAATGTTATTTCCTGGTTGGCTTCCTCATGGAGTTAAAACAAATACTACAGATAATGACAGAATAAGTTTATCATTTAATATTAGATTATGAATATAGAATGGAATAAATTCTACCCACCAAATGTTCCTTTACTAGATACCAAATTACCACAGGACGTTGTTGATAGATTGTGGGAATATATTAATGAAGCAGAAGAAAATGCTTCAGAAAGACTTGCTGGTAATATAACAGATGCTAAAGATTTAATTGATAGAGATGATTGGTTTTTAGATAGAGTCATCAGACCAATATTTGATAGTTATTATACTGAGGTTGGTTTAAATACCATGAATGCTAGTAAGCATGATATATGTTTAAATGGTTTCTGGGTCAACTATCAAAATAAACATGAGTTTAGTCCAGTACATAGTCATAGTGGGACAATATCTTTTGTTATTTGGATGAAGATACCATACCATTGGAAAGAAGAACAAAAAGAATCAAAATCTAATTGTCCATGTGCAGGAGATTTTTCATTTGTTTACACAGATGTTCTAGGTAGAGTACAAGATTATCTAATAAAATTAAGTGATCAAGATGAAGGTCTCATGGTATTATTTCCATCAGCACTAAAACATGTAGTGTATCCTTATCACACATCTGATAGTGAAAGACTCTCTATAGCAGGTAATATATTATGGAAATAAATAGAATATATACATTTTTGTTATGGAAGCAAGTAAAATACGTACCGAACTCACAAGACAATTGGGTGAGACAGAGACTAAGATCACTACAACTGAAAAGAGTCTTACAGAATTAAAAGAGTATAGAATTAAAGTTATTGGTGGATTGGAAACACTAGATCTTTTAGAATCTCCTGATCCTGATGTACCTGCTCCACCTAAGAAACCTACTAAATAAAAGTAACTTCTAGAGTCTAATGGCAGCGATACCTGTAAATATAGTCGTTGACCGTCATGCAAACTTTGACGTAACTTTCTTTATTACTAATAAAGATGGTACATCATTGAACATGACAGGATATACTGGTGAGGCTAATTTTAAAACTAGTCACGCATCATCAACGGCAGTTGCTGTACCTTTGGTATTTGTCAATCGAACTGCTGGTGAGATTGGTATATCAATGACTAGTACAGAAACAGGTGCTTTAGATCGTAGAAGATATGTCTATGACATTCTCTTGACTGCTCCAACTGGATACAAGACAAGAGTTATCGAAGGATTGGTGGAAGTTAATCCTGGAGTATCGTCATAATGGCAGAGTATACCGTTAGAGTTGGATCTCAGCAACACAGTGTTGCTCTGAGAGAGAACCCTGCGTATAACTTGGATGTTAATTATCAAATTCCAACCAAGTCTACACAGTATACAAACTTAATACTTGATGATATATCTGGTGGATTTGATGGTACACAAGATACGTTCACTCTTTCTGTTAACGGATCACCATATACACCAATAGATGAACAGCAATTATTGATCTCTATCAATGATGTAGTTCTCAAACCAAATACAGATTATATCGTTTCAAACGATCAAATTGTTTTTAGTACTCCACCTACTTCAGGACTTAGATTTTCTGGTGTTGCTTTAGTAACCACCGCAGATCTAACAAGAACTCTCAATTTTGTTATTGATGCTGGATCATTCCCAATGGCAATAGGACCAAAGGGTGATATGGCAATCGATGTTACTGGTACTATTGAATCATGGATTCTGGTAGCAGATATTGCAGGTAATATTGAAGTAGATATATTGAAGTGTGCTTACGATGACTTTCCTAACTTCACTTCAATAACAGGAACAGAAACACCGAGACTAGGTATTCTAAATACTAGTACAGAAATTAAATCGAAGGATGATAATCTTTCGACTTGGAACACCACAGTTAACGCTGGTGATATCTTCAGATTCAATGTAAACCACGTCCTGAACATAAGTAAGGCTAGTGTTGCACTGAGGATAAAATTATAAATAATTGGTGGTTATAAATAATCATACATAGCAACGTAATTAGGACAGAGGAAAACAATGGCACTCTTAGTCACCGACAACGGCGAGATTGATTCTCTAAGGAATCTGCTAAACTATTCGCAGAACATCCCTAGGAACCTTATTCTTAAGTTGTTCACTACAGATACATATCCTGCTGAGAGTGACACACCCTCACAGACAAGATATTTCGAACCATACACCGAGAACAATACTAACGGTTATGGTGGAGCACCTACTACAGGATATCCTGTGATCATCAATAATAGGACTGATCAGGATTATGCACAGCAATATGGTATCTTGCTGAACGGTAACCGTTGGGGAATTGAGACTGAACCAACTGCTGTCACAACAACTAATGGTGATGGTACATCTGGAACATACCTAGTTACGGTTGCTTCTAACACAGGTATTAAAAAAGGTGACTATGTTACTGGTGGATCTGTCGGCACTGGTGCATATGTTGTTGACATTGATGGTACTACACTTAACTTAAGTGTTAAGAACACTGGTAACTTCACTGCACAACCATTAAGTTTTGGTAGAGGACGTACAACTGCTTCTTATCCAGAGCAAACATTTACATTTGATGGTCCTGCTGGTAACGTATACGGTTATTTCCTTTCACGTGCTAACAACATGCCTACAACCATTCATGGTGTAGCTGATGCTGGTACTGCTGCTACAGGAACAGAGATTTCTAAGTCTGGTGTTCGTGGTACTATCGGAAACAACTATATCACTCTTGCTGCTGTTGCTTCAACCACTGCTGCTACTGGTACTGCTGGTGAGTTCGAAGTTGTTGTTACAGCTACAACTGGAATCGTTGTTGGACAACGTGTTACTGGAACTAACGTTGCTCAGGGAGCACGTGTTACTGGAATCGTTGGTACTACAGTTTATATAAGTAAGGCAAACGGTGGTGCTGTTAGTGGAGACTTAGTATTCCAAGCAAACGTTGCTGAAGATCTTGCTCTTGGAATGAGAGTTTCTCAGACAACTACACCTAACGGTATCGATGCTGCTACAGTTATCACTGGTATCGATTACGAGACAGATGATACAGACGGAACAGTAACTGTATATCTTAATAACGTTCTTATTGAGAACATTCAGACTTCTAACGGTAATGACGTTGTTAAGTTTAACTTCAGTAAAGTAACTGCTGCTGGTCATGGTCTAGAACCAGGCGATGCAGTTTACATCGATCAGGGAACAGGTAATACCACAACTACTGCTGGTACTTACATTGTATTTGAGACTCCTGATGCAAACACCTTCACGACTACTAAAGCACTTGATGGAACAGGTTCTGTGACACTCTATGATGCAATATTCTTCGCTGAAAGGTTCACAAATGGTCCTTACGCTATTCAAAACGCTGGTGACCAAATCAAAGTGACTCTGAACGTCAGCCTAGACTGATTGATTCAATTGAATTCATTATTATGTGTGAGGGGATTCGTTATTGGATCCCCTTTTTGTTTTAGTGGAGGGATACTGAATTAATGGCAACGCATGTCTATACAACTGGTATAGGTGGTCCATATGGATCAAGTTTTGCGCTGCGTATTTTTAGTGGAGAGAAAGCATCATATACATGGGATCCTTCATGCATTGAACCGTTTATAAAACTTGACTACGGTTTAAGTTCATTAGCATCAACACCCACAACCGTTATTGACGGTGGATCTATCAACGACGTAGAAGCTGTTGCGGTTGATGATTGGGGTAGAATAATTTACACTGATGTTGTCCGACCTTACGGTTTCATCAGACCGAAGACTGCTACACAGTGGACAGTTTTACATGCATGGGTTGGTACAGGTACTGTCTTCGAGATGGGCAATACCTACTATCGTCTCATGGCTCCTTGGATCGTTCAAGGTACAGTACGAGTATCAGGTAGTGCGGTTACACACTGGGTTCCAGACCTCGAATTTGACGGGCTGTTTGGGATCCAGTCCCTCACAACGGAAGCTTTCTCTAAGAAAGAATCTGGTGAAGGTGAACTGTACAAGATTGGATCTGGTACAGTTACTAGAAGTATTTCAATTGAGTCCAAAGGACTATTCAGATTTAAGAGTAACGCAGAGGTTTCCTTCAGACCTAACTGGGTGGGATCAGGTACAGCCCAGATTTCAGGAGAAGTCTCAGATATTAAGCGTACATTTGGATTTGAGGGTTCAGGTACTCTACCTAATATTAATAGCGAAGATAATAGTAGAACATACGCATATAATAGTTCTGCTGTTGTTGAGTTTGAATATGAGGACTACGGAACGATTCCGATACAGTCCTATCAAGTTATCTCTACAAACCAAGTACTGTCAGGTGTAAGTACTGGTTCTGTAGTACAAATTAATCCTACAATAACTGCAACTGTAGATCCTAGTGGATATCAGGTTGCACCTCATTCGGGTACGTATACAAACTCGATTGAACACGCTCCAGTGTCTGTTGGTAAGACAACCAATCTTGACTGGGGTCTTCTTAGTATCACTGGTACTCTGTTCCCATACGGTATTGGTCAACTCAAAGGTACTGCTAAACAGAACTTCGTACCTAACTGGATTGGTACTGGTGAAGTTAAGGTTCAGGGTTCAGGTAGAGGAAGAACCAAACCGAAATGGATTGGATTCGTTAGGAATCTTGTTACTGGTACTCTTGCAGAGAGCACTAGTATTAGTGAGATTGGATCTGGCGTACTATTCAACTTCTCTAGGGCAGACGAGGCATTCACCTTCACATATGAGGGTTCTGGTAACCTATACAAAATTGGTGGTGGTGAAGAAAGTGTCACTACAGACTACGTTGCTACTGGTACTCTTGCTCCATTACAATCTAACGTTAAGGTTAACTTCGTACCTAACTGGAGAGGTTTTGGTGTTCTTGATGTCACAGGTGAAGTTACCAACATCAAGAGAACATTTGGTGAACAACCATTTGGTACTATTCCAGTATTCACTGGAGATGCATACGCTGAAAGAGTTACTTGGGATTACAACGATACTTCTATCGTACCATTTGGTTATGAAGACTTCGGTCCATTACCAGGAACTGCTACTGTTGAGGAGATTTCTACAAATACGATCCTCTCAGGTACATCTACAGGATCCATTGTCAGGATCAACGTTGGTGTTGTTGCGGTAGTAGATCCAGACTATACAGTCGCTCTTGTATCTAACTTTACACCAGGTGCAACCTTTGATTATGGCATCATTGCTGAGGGTTACTCTGGTAATATTGATTGGGGATATATTTCCCAGACAGTATGGCAGTATCCTTTTGGTGCTCTTCAGTATACCAGCAATACACATACATCACGTACTGTTGGATTTATTGCAGAGATTACATTCAACGCAGCAGTCAAGATTCGTTCCTCAACGAGGGTACGTATCAACCCACAGTGGAATGCATTTATTCCAATTGATATTACTGGTGAGGCAACCTACAGTGTTACCAGACCATACACAGGTGAAGGTCGTGCATTCAGTATTGTATACGCTGAAGCTTCACGTGTATTTGACTACGTTGGTCAGGGTCAGATCTACAAGATTGGTGGTGCAGTTGAATCTGTATCCTTCAATCCAGACGAGAAGCAGGCTCTATTCCCAATCAGGGGTGCTGCTAACGTTAGATTCGCACCTAACTGGAATGCCTTTGGTACTCTTTGGGCATCTCAGGGAACAGCAGAACCTGTACTTAGATCCTTCTCTCATGAAGGTACAGGTAATCTATCTACTCTTATTGGTGGATCTGATTGTAGAACTTATGATTACAATGAGACATCTACAAATCTATATCAGTACAGAGATTATGCAAGTCTACCTGGTGTCGGTACTATTACCGAGATCACACCAAGTCAGAGTATCTCTGGTATATCACCAACTTCTATTATCAGAATTGGTCTCAATGGTGTTGTTGCAAACATACCTGTTGGTCAGACATACGAGATCGATCCTTGGCTCTCAGGTGGAGCAACAACAATTCATGACGGTGGATCAATTACAGATCCTGGTGCGACGGTAAGAGAGGATTATGGATTTACATCCACAATCAGTTCTATCAGAACAAAAGTTTCTGAATACCCATTCGGAAAACTTGTCAGTTTTGTTTCTCTTACAGCACCTGCTCAGACAAAGATCTTCATATCGGATGGTATCGAATGGGATCATGCGATCAAGATTCGTTCAGAGTCAGAAGTTCGTGTTCCACCTCAGTGGGTTACCAACGATCCAATACTGTGGTCTTGGAGTGGTGCAGCAGAATGTACAGCATTCGTTCCACCAACAGATGCACCACAGTTCAAATTTGCTGGTGGTTACACAAGTCTCAAGTTTATCACAGCAGAAGTTGGTTCTGCACACATGGAAGTATCTGGTCGTTGCCAAGAGGCGATTGTATCAGACACCAACAGATTCGTTATTATCGACGTTTCTGGAAACGCAGCAGAGAACTTCAGTCTCCACTTCCATGGATCTGGAAACCTCTTCACTATTGGAGCAAGTTCCGAAGCGGTTACATTCGATATACCTGCGTTCCAAGCAGATCTTGTATTCAAGGGTTTTGCAAGTCAGAAGTTTACTGCTTCCGAACTTGTTACAGTCAATATCGACATTACTGGTTCAGCAGTCGAAAGACAGACAGACGATTGGATTGGTCAATCTCATACAGAGATATTCAATACATCTGTTGTACCACTCATCACGAAGCATTGGACTGGAGAAGGTCGGATCTTCAACTTCAGTGGTGCAGTCGAAGCGGTTACATTCAACCCACTCGAACTTGGAGCACTATTCGACTTCACAGGTCGTCTCGACGAACGTCGTACATTTGCTATTGCTGGTCTTGTTCTCACAGAAGTACGTGGAACATCAAGTCCAGAACTACTTACATTTGCAGAGCAACCATTCGTTCCAGTCGATGTTACTGGAGATGCTGGTCTTCTCAGGACACGTGCTTATCAAGGAGAAGGTCAAGTCTTCTCTGTTGGTGGAGCAGCAGAGTCTATTACTCTCAAACTTCCAGAGTTTACAGCAGACGCAGTTGTCAAGGGTGCTGTATCTCAGAGATTCACCTTTGGTGGCAATATTGGATCTGGTGTATTCACAGTCTTTGGAGAGATTGCAGATCCACTACTTACATTCGCAGAACAACCACTCGGAAACATATATCTCAGTGGAGATGCGGTTGTTGTCAACGTCGATATTCACTTTGGTGTTGGTGGACTGTTCTCTATTGGAGCAGCAAACGAGGCTATCACTCTCAAGTTACCTGCCTTCCAAGCAGATATATCATTCCGTCCAGAGAAAGCAGGTGTTGCTGCAACATTCAGAGAGATTGGTCAAGGAGAAATTATCTTCAGTGGAGAAGTTTCAGAACCAATTCTCACATTTGCAGAGCAACCAAGTATCGAAGTCGATGTCTTTGGTACTTCTACATCTTCCAGATCTCACGTATGGGTTGGCGAAGGTCGTATATTTGCTATCAGTGGTGCAGCAGAGAGTGTCACATTTGTCTTGCCAGAATTCCAGGCAGACATGGCACTCAAAGGATTTGGTGCATTCATCAGAACCTTCAGCGAGAGATTCACAGTCGAGTCCAAACTGTCTGGTACAGCACGTATCAAGTACGTTCCAAACTGGATTGGTTCTGGTACTACAACAATCGATGTTACATCCACATTCTCTCGCACAAGAGACTTTGTTGGAGAAGGACGTATCTTCAACATCAGTGGTGCATCAGAAAGTGTTACCTTCAATCCAGAAGAGAAGCAGATACTATTCTCTATTGGTGGTACAAAAACAGAAGCTGTTGCATTCAGTCCAGACGAAGTACCAGTATTCCTCGATATTACTGGAGAAGCATTCGAGAGATTTACACCAAACAATATTGGTTCTGGTACTATCCACGTCGATGTTACAGCAGACGTTACTCGTACAAGAGACTTTGTTGGAGAAGGACGTATCTTCAACATCAGTGGTGCTTCAGAGAGTTTCACTGTCAACCCAGACGAGACTACTGCACTATTCTCTATTGGTGGTGTTTCAAGTCAGGTTGTTGTCAGAAGAGAGATTGTATTTGGTACACTCTTTGGATTCTCTGGTGCTTCGGAAAGTGTTGGAGTCGTACCAGAAACAACAGGACTCTTCACATTCAAGGGTCGTGCAGAGGAAGCAACAACATTCGTCGAAGTTGGATTCGGAGATCTATTCAACTTTGTTAGTAGCATTGAACGTCGTACATTTGACTGGACTTCTCAAATCGATCTTGGTGTTTCTGGTATTGCAGACGAGAAGCATACAGAAGCATACGTTGGATTTGGTCGTCTTTACAACTTTGCTGGTGCTGCCGAGACAATTGCATTCTCTCCAGAACTCTATGGAGTTGTACATGTATTTGGTGCAGCAGATACACCAAGAACAAGAGTCACAGTTGGAACTGGATCCTTCTTCACATGGAACAATGCATCCGAGTCCAGAACAATTGCAGTCGAGAATGTTGCAATCTTCGACTTCTTGGGTGTTGCAAGACAGGCAGTTGCAAGAAACATTCTTACAGATGTTACTGTCGAGGTCAGAGGATCAGGTGCAGAATCCTTTACAAGGAAGGGATATATTGGAGAAGGTTCCGCATCATTCTCTGGAGAATCTGCTTCCAGTATTACAACTACACACGATGGTTCAGGAAGGATCGATGTCTTCGAAGAGGACAATATTCCTACTATTGTCAAGAGCTTCGTTGGTTCAGGTCGTATACCTTCTGTATCAAGTGCAGAAGTCCTCCGTGTCTTCAGTTACGATGGACACTGCCCAATTGAGATTGATATCACAACCAAAGTTATTGCACCTTATCAGAGATTTGTATCTGAAGGTGGAGTTATTTTACATGTTGGTGAAGGTACAACAAGACGCATACAAGTTGCACCACCAAGATCTTATGGTTGGATTATCTAATATAAATATCTCATAAATATATTTGGTATCGAATAATCACTGATGACAACTCAGGTTCAATTCCGAAGAGGTACAACAGCTGAACATGCACTTTTTACAGGAGCGCAGGGTGAACTGACGATTGATACTGACAAAAACATGGCCGTCATTCATGACGGAACCACCACTGGTGGATTTGACGTTTTTAGAGCGAGATGGGAATATATCAATTCGGATCAAACTCTTGGAACAAGTCTTCGTTATTTGGTGGACTCTTCAAATGGTCCAGTATCGTTATCTCTTCCTCTTTATAATAACCAATTAGTTCCCAAGTCTGGGGATGTAATTGAGTTCATTGATGTAAAGTTTAGTTGGGATATAAATAATGTTACTCTGACGGACCCTATCGGACGACAATTTCAAAATACATTTGGAGTTATTTCATCTCCTCTAGTTTTTGACGTTAAAGGCGCAGGTGTTCAATTAATTTGGGAAGGAGTTTACTGGAGGGTTATTGTCACATGACAATGTACATAAGCGATAGTTTTAGAGGCGGTGGCACTAGCTCAGGTGGTGGCGGTGGCACAGGTTTTGCAAGCAATAACTACGATCTAGGAAACGATTTTACAATTCATGCGTTATCAAGAGACGACGATGGTATGCTTAACTATACCAAAATCCGAAGTATAGATGACGATGTAGTAACTTTCCATCGTAAAGATGGTACTCCATACCTAGATATTGCGACAGGAATGACAGATTATGTGGAAGAAACTACAGAATCTAAATCATATACTAACCATCCACAAGATGAATATCAACAATATAGATTTGATAGTAGGAAAGTAACCTACTTCATTGATGACAACGGATATTTCTGTGTCCGTTTCAATGAATCTTACGATTATACAACCGAGGGACCTAAGTAAAGGAAAAACAAATGGCAGATTTTAGACTTGGTAGACTAAAATTTAACTGGCGAGGTGACTGGACGGCTGCGACCGCCTATGTCATCGATGACATTGTTAAATTTGGTGCTAACACATACGTTGCTTCCGCAAACCATACATCGGTTTCTTCAGCAGCACAATGGTACGGAACTGACGCTGGTAGTTGGTCACTTCATACTGAAGGAATTTACAATGCTGGTGAATGGGCTGCAGCCACATTCTATAAACTTAACGATATAGTTAAGTATGGTAACATTCTTTATAGAACGACTACACCCCATACAACAACAGCGACGTTTGATATCGCTAAGTTCTCTGCTTACTTGGATGGTCTCAAGTTTGAAGATACATGGGATTCTGCTACAGAGTATCAGAAGGGAGACATCGTAACTTACGGTGGTTATTCATATATCGCTCTTCAAACTAGCACTGCTATTCAGCCAAATAATGGTATTGGTGTTCAGTGGGATATCCTAACTACAGGTTTCAAGGTTGTTGGTAACTGGGATACTACTACAACATACAAACCAGGCGACGTTGTACTCTTAGGTGGTAACTCATACGTTGCTAAGACAACTAATATTAATTCATCTCCATCAAGCAATCCTTCTGATTGGGACTTCATTGTTGGAGGTTTCACTTGGAAAGGTACTTGGGATGTAGGTACAACTTATTATCCAGGTGATGCTGTTACTAGAAATAGTAACTCACATATTTGTGTTACTGAGAACTCAGCACAAGCACCAGAGACAGACGTTAATGGTACATACTGGAATTCACTAGCGGAAGGAGCATCTGCCAACGTTCTGACTACATCTGGTGACGTTCTTTATCAAGGTGGTTCTGGTCCTGCTAGGTTACCTATTGGTGCAGAGAATAAAGTTTTAACTGTTGACTCAACAGGATATCCATCATGGAAAGAGAGTCACGTTACACATAGAGTTTATTACGTTACTCCTGAAGGTTCTGACCTTAATGCTGGTAGTAGTATTACAGCAGCATGGAGAACAGTTCGTCACGCTGTAGATAACGTAGTTGGTCCTGCAACAATCTATGTTAAAGCAGGAACATATAATGAAATCCTTCCAATGAGGGTTCCTGAGCAAGTAGGTATTGTTGGTGATAACTTAAGAACATCAAGGATTCAGGCAAGAGCTGGTGAACCTTCAAGTGTTGTTAAACTTACACTTGCACAAGTACCTGATGCTCAATATAGAGTTCTTGGTTCTACTATTACATCTGGTGATGGAAGTAAGACTGGTGAAGTTATTGACGTTAGAGAAGGTGGTTCTGACATATATGTTCAGACTGATGGATTTGAGAATAACAAAACTGGTGACTCATATAACCTATTAACATCTAACACACAGTTCCTTGTCAAGGAAACTCTTGCACAAGCCGCTGCTGGTGGTGTTACTATTACTAGTCCTCCTGGTGGAGATGCTTCTATATTTGAAAGCAAAATGGCTGGTTTGGTTCAGGATATTACTGCTAACTTAGGTTATGGTGGTAACGACCGTGTTTATGACACAGTTGATAATTGGATCACTACTAACTATTGGAGTGGTGGTGAGGCAGAAGTTAATCAGATCTTAGGATACTTAACTCCTCTTATGAAAGATGTTATCAATAACACAACAATTAGTGTTGTTGGTACTCATGGATTGAGTCAGGTTAAGAACGAAAGCATTACAGACATTAGTACTGTAAGTGGAAACGCAACTTGTATTGTTCAGGAAGCAACCATTACAACATTAATTGGAGTTGTAACAACTGGATTAGGTTCTGGACTTGGAAGTGTAACTAGAGACGCTAATGCTAACCTCTGGACAACTTCAGACACATATGAATCAGGTGCTTCAGATATTGTTATCAGTAGTGTAACACCAATCAATAACGAAAACTTAACTATGTGGATGCTAGGAAGCACCACTATGCTTAAGGACATGGTTATGGATGGAATGGGTGGATTCGTTCCTTCTGCTTCTGATCCTAAAGATCTTAACACTGCTACAATGGGTGGTGTTTATGTACGTCTAGATCCTAACTCACCAATTAAAAGATCACCTTACGTATCAAACTGTTCTTGCTTCGGTGTAACTGGAGTTGGTGCTGTTATTGATGGTGATGTTCACGCTAAGTGGGATAACACAGCACAGTTTACACCAACAAATGCTTCATATAATCCTTCTACGGGTGATATGACTCTTACTCTTGGTTCAGGTCATGGGTTAACTGCTGGATCTAGTATTCAATTAGCACAAGCATCTATCACATTTACTTGTGCTAAAGATGGTAATGCTACAAACCATGCATATCCAAGAACGACTGACCCTTACTTTGGTAAGGAAATTGTAATTACTTCAGCAAACTCAACAGACATTGTTATTAATGTTGGTATTGCTGCTCCTGCTGATCAGTATGGACATACATTTGTAAGTGCTTCTACTAACGCTGTTACGTTTGATAATAGATCAAACAAAACAATGGTGTTTGACTCTTGGACACAAATCCATGAGGATGGTGGTGTAGGTTTCTGGGTTACAAACAAGGCAGGTGCTGAGATTGTATCTTGCTTTACTTACTACTGTCATGTTTCTTATGCTTCTACACGTGGTGGTAGAATCAGATCTCTTGCAGGTAACTCTTCTTGGGGTGTTTATGGTATTGTATCTTCTGGATTTGATACTAATGAATCAACTCTTGATGGTACTATCGATGGATTATCACTTGAATATGATGCAGGAACAATCGTTGCTGGAGCACAAGATTCAATTTGGTTGAATGAAGAAAGAATTGTTGGATTAACATCTGGTGCTGTTGGAGAGATCATCTCTGTACAGGCTGGTGTTGGTAAGATTCTTTATAGACCTTTCAAAGGAACCTTTGTACAAGGTGAAACTATAGATGGTCAAACTTCTGGAGTACAAGGTGCTCTACTTAGCAATGCTGATGCTGTTGGTGGTCAGAATGGATTCGTACTTGCCATAACTGGTAGGTCATCTGCCCCTGTTCCAGGTGGTTCGATGGAATTTGTTACTGGTCCTGGTGGTGCTGGTGATGAACCATTCACATTCGTTATTGCGAACTCATCATATAATCCTCCTACAGGAAGAGGTAACTTAACTGTTACTAGAGGACTGCTAGGAAGTGCTGCTGCTACTCATCTAGGTCTGGAATTGATCACTAGATATCAGTATGGTGGTGCTAGTAACTTGAGTTCTGCTGTTAACAGTTCTTCTGAAACCACAATTTATGTTAACTCAATTAGTGGATTCTCAATTGGAGCATTCTGTATTGTAGGTGATGAAATGATGGGCATTACTTCATTCCCAACAGCAACATCTATGGATGTTACTCGTGGAGTTGAAGGAACTAATGCTACTGCTCATAACAGTGGTGCTTCAGTTCGTGCTATTGAAATCAAGGTTGTCGATCAAACAGATACTTTGAGAGATCTTAATAACTCTCAAGATAATGTTAGAATTTCTGACGCTTCTGGTTTCAATCTCAATGACTACATCAAGATTGATAATGAGTTTATGCAGGTAACAAACTCACAGACAGATACAACTGGTACTTCATTAGTTGTTCTTGCTGCTGAGAAACCTACAAGAACTTTCGACGGACAAGACTATAAAATCAGATATGGTTATAGTCAGGTTCGTCTAACTGGTCATGACTTCCTAGACTTAGGTACAGGAAACAAACTAAATACTAACTGGCCTGGAGATCCATTAGTGGATCCAGCACCAGGCAATGAGGTCACTGAAGACTTCCCAGGACGTGTATTCTTTGTATCAACTGACCAAGATGGTAACTTTACCGTTGGTCGTTACTTTAAGGTTAACCAGGCAACTGGTTCAACTACATTGAACGCATCATCTTTTGACCTATCTGGTCTATCATCCTTGAGACTGGGTTCTATTGGTGCTCAGTTAGGAGAAAGTATCACAGAATTCTCTTCTGATGTTACTATGTCTGCTAACTCAAACCAAAAAGTTCCTACTCAACGTGCCGTCAAGACATATATTGATAGCACACGTACGACTAAAGGATACGTCTTCTGGGCAGGGTCAGTTTGATCCCCCCAATTATTATAAATATCATATAACCACTAACATCTGCTACACGGAGAATAGAAAATGGCTTCTGGAATATTGGGGACTCAAACATCCCTAGCCGCAAATACATTAACAACAATATACACAGTACCTGCAAGTACTGTAGCATACATGAACTTTAACATTGTTAACACCAATGCAACTCCAGTTGATGTACGAGTAGCTCTTGCAGCTGCTGATACACCATCTGCTGCTGAGTACGTCGAGTACAATGCTGAGATTGGAGGGTATGGAGTTCTTGAGAGAACTGGTTTCGCTATGGGAACTGGAAAAAAATTAGTTGCATTCTCGGATACAACTGGCGTAAGTATCTCTGCTTACGGTGTTGAAGAAACAACTTCCTAATTAATAAATAGATTTACACGGAGATATTAGAAAAATGGGACGCAACCTAACACCAGTATCCGATACAAGAGAAACGTTAGCAGTAACAACTACTCATTCTGTTTTGGCTGGACAAATTTTATTACTTGACACTACAGGATCAGCTTTCACTATAACTTTACCTGCTAATGGTAAAATTGGTGATCGTATTAATCTTGTTGATGCAGCTGGTAACTGTGATACTAACAAAGTAACTGTTGCTCGCAACGGTCACAAAATTGCCAACTTAGCAGAAGATTTAGATTTTGATATTAAGAATGCATCACTTGAACTAATCTATACAGGATCTGCTTACGGATGGTCGATACTGTCCAACTAAACAATAACGGGTAGCCGAAATGTCAAGTTTAAGAGATTTATTAGATATACCTGATAACAATGTAGTCCCCATTCAGACTTATATGGGTGGTGGGGAGCATCAGTTATACTACAGAGGCA